CGCAGTTGAGCCAATAGCAGAAACAATCTGCGAGCCAGTAGCAGCACTAATCGCAATCCCATTACCGTATAAAACGCCAGTAATTGAAGTGGATAGCGTCAAAGCAGGTGTAGTGCCACCGCTTGAAGTGCCAGCAAAGCCATTAGCTGAGGCAACCGAAACAGCAGTGACATAACTTCCCGCAGGCTGCTTGTTATTAAACGTGTTCCAATCGGTTGATGAAAGGTAGCCGTTAGTGGTCGAGGTAGCCTGAGTGATACCAATAGCAGGCGTAGTGCCGCCAGTTGACGTAATAGGTGCAACACCTGTAACAGACGTAATCGTGCCGCCCGAGCCTGTTGCGCTTAGTGTTCCACCGCTAAACGATACACCCGAGCCAATCGTGACGTTAGAAAAACCGCCAGCGCCATTACCGTAAAGGATAGACGTGCCAGAGGTGGCAGGAGCGTAATCAGTGCCAGACACCGCTGCGCTGATAGCCGTTCCATTGCCTTTTAGGATGCCTGTAACAGTCGTATTCAGCGTTAAAACTGGATTTAATCCACCAGAAGAAGTGCCAGCAAACCCATTGCTAGAAGCAATAGAAATGGTTTGCACGTCAGTAGAAGCGAGAGTGCCGCCAGTAAATGTGAGGCCAGTGCCAACAGTGACATTAGAGAATCCCCCTGCACCATTGCCATACAAGATTGAAGTGCCTGAAGTGGGCGGCGCATAGTCAACACCAGCAACAGCCGCCAGCAAAGCAGTCCCATTGCCCTTAACCATGCCCGAGACAGTGGTTTTTAGGGTCAAGGTAGCCGCATTATTAGCGACCAATACATCGCCAGCAAAACCATTGTTAGAGCTAATGTTCAAGCTGGTAATAACAACTTGCTGGAGCTGAGTCAGGTTTAACGCTGGAGTAGCTTGCCCGCCAGTGCGTTGATACACCTGATTCAAGAACATGAACCAAGGCGTACTAATCTGACCAGCGGGCGTGTTAAATGCCGTTAGGCTTGTCGGTAAGTTTGATGCAAGATTGCTCATTTGTGATTAGGCGCTGCATCAATAAAAGCACCAGACAAAGCAGTCTTAACAGGTGCGCTCCAGAATATCTCAAACACACGGTCACGAGCCATACCCAAGCGCCACCAAGAAATCGAGGTCAAATACTGCCCCTCAATCCCCAAGTTTTGACCGACAGGGTTTCCATAAGACTTGCCCCGATCATCAGACCATTGTAAATAGACCGTCACAGGCTGGTTGTTATCACCGTTGCCTGATTCCATCTCAGCAATAAACTGCTTGTAGCGAATACGATCAGAATTATCGTCTTCAGAGTGGTAAAAGCCCCGCACTCTGCTAATTGGTTGACCGTTGTCTGTGTAGTTGTTTTGGTCAATAGCATATAGATTGCCGCTTTGCCAATCGCCAACCACTAAGGTGTTGTAAGCAAAACAGAAGCAATTGGACAAATGGCGGTTCAATTGACCATTTGAATCTAAATACATCCATTCATTCCACTGACCATTAGACAGGTCATAAACCCAAGTCTTATTAGCAGTCGGGAAGGTCAGCACATAAAAGAAATGCCCATTGATCTGATAAGTGTAGCCAATAGCATCAGACAGCGTAGCGTAGCCTTGCATCTCTTGGTCAATAGCAAACGTGCTGATTTGCACCGCAGCAAAGCCTTGAGAGCGGCAGACAAACGCTTGACCTTGAGCAGACTGAGCCAACCAATAACATTCACCGTCCATTTGAGCTATGGAGTTGGTAGCCGCACAGCCGTATTGCATGAACGACCCTGGCATTTCCTGAAATGGGAAATTAGCGTTGCCAGCGTTGTACCAAACTTCAGTCGTTACTTCACCAAATAGATAAATGAACCTACGAGAAACGCCAATACCGACCAGATTGTCGGAATATCCAGATTTGGAAGCGTAGTAAGTAGGGTCAAATGTAGTCGAGTTATCAAGAGAGGAATACCACTGATTAGTGCCAGGACGATTGCAAATGAAATAACCGTCAAGGTAGTTGGCTTGGTTAGAGCCATAAAAGGCGCTTGTCGTCCCATCATTAGGGACATTGCTCAAAGTATTGTCAGAAAGTTTGATCTGGTATCCAGCAGAAGTACCGTCAACCAGCAAAACATAAGCATCATTGTCAACCATGCTGACTGTGCCAGTTGAACTAGCAATAGTCCCGATTGACGTGCAGACCCATGAGGAGCTAATTTTATAAACAGTGTTAGCGCAAACACCATAAAGCTGCCCATTGGAAGCCTGATACAAGCCCCGCCATTGGACATTTGACACAGACCCAAGCAAAGTTAAGCCAGGGGTTGGGTAATGCGTAAAAGGAAACACCGAACCGTCTGGATTCTTTTCCAAGAACAGGTTGATACACCTTTGAGCGCCAGCAATGACGCTCTTTGTCTGGTAAGCGCCAGTTGCTAACGCTACTTTAGCCATTACCCTGCGCTCCCAACATAAAAGTCGCCATAGATGTTGTAAGCCCCTGATTTGCCCCGCAAAGCTGTCGGCATATGCAACAGAGGAATCTGTGAGTTAACTTCCTCAATGGCCCGCATAGAGGCTTCTGCATACCCTGTCAGCTCAGGCGTAATCGGCAAGCCATACATCACGCAAATCCGGCGAGCCAAGTTCCAATGCAGTGCATCCAAGTATTCAGGAGGCAAAACGATCTGGTCGTTGATTTGCTGGAACTGAGGCAATTGCACCATCACGCTTAGGAAAATCTGATATTGGCTGCTTGGCAAAGGCCAAACGTAAACATTGCCAACAGGGAAGCCTGTATCGTAATAGATATATTGCGGAAAAGCGTTTAAGTTCTTGATTGAGATACGGTCGTAATCCTCTTGCGCCCGCAAAACAGTCAAAGGATAGTCCACAGGCAGGGGAGTGCCTGAGTTCATCCGAAAGTAAGCGAATTCCAGCTTAACAGGTCGAGTAATGTTGAAGTCTTGACCTGGGCCAATCGTGTAAGACAGTTGACCAGTAGCTTGTTTGGAGATTGTAACCAACTCATAAACCATATAACGGCGGCGCTGCCACTGCGCCATCATCATATTAAGTTGGTTAAAACAGTCGTTAATGTCCTGTGCGAGAGGCGTTTGACCAACGCCAATGACGTTAGCCGTTTTCAGCGCTAGGCTGATTATGTCCGATGGTGTCGTCGGCAGAGGTTGAGTCATTCTTTGGCCTGCCTCTCTTTGGCTTAGTTAGCTCGATTTCTTCTTCCTTAGTGTTTACTACAACCGACTGTCCATCGGTCGTAGTAATCCACTTAGGATACTCAATGAAGGTATATACAGGGACAACGAGCTTGCCCCTGTAATATGTCTCCAGTTTAGACAATGTCAGCAACCACAGCCGACCATTCGGGACGAATAGCAGCGTAGCCGTACAAAATGTCCAAACGAGTAATCAAGGAGTCAGACATAACGTCATAAGCCTCAATCATACGCAAGGAGATACCGTCAAAGTTGGCACGAGCGGCTTGCACCACACCAGCAGTAGGCATTTCCAAGTCAGCAGTCGCCAAAGTAAACGCTTCAGGATAGTAAGCGATATTTTGACGATACTGGCTAGAAGCAGGCATCACCAAGCTGATAGCAGCACTGTTAGCAGGCGAAGCAGTAACAGTGTTGAAAGCAGCAGGAGCGGGAACGATTGCGGGATAGATTGGGATGCTAGTAGCGCCAGTAGGCACGTTAGCAGTCACAACGAATTGACGCAATTGGCCTTGTGAAGCGCCTGTCAAACGGTTGATAGCGTAAACGCCAGCAATCGTAATAACGTCACCTTGGTTCAAAGTACCAGTGATAGCGTTAACGGTCAAGGTAGAGCCAGTTTGACCCGAACCATTCACAGTACCAGCACTGAAAGAGCCGACAGTGTGAACTTGGGTGGTTTGGTCATACATCCAGTCAAAGCCCAAAGTGTCTTTGGAGATGATGCCAGTTTCGTACTGCTCAGAGATGCGAACTTGAGGGTTAAACAAGCCAGCCAGTGAGGACACGGTGCGAGCTTGGGTAACAGGGTCAAGAATGATCTTACGATCAGAGCGAGGAGCCAAGTTTTGGTCGAGAGCCGAGCCAGCGGTCAGCCAAGTCGTAGCGTTGGGGCTAGACAGGGTAGAACCAGACAGGTTAGCAACGATGTTAGCGGATTGACCAGCCACATTCATCAAGTCAGCGGCAACATAAGCAGCCAAACGGTTCACGGCAGGAGCCAAGATACGTTCGCTGAAGTCGTCCAAAGACAAGGTTTTCTCAGCAGTGCCGAACGAAACAGGCACGTTGGCTTGTGTTGCCACAGTCAGCGTAGTGTTTTGTTCGTTAGTGCCTTGAGGAGTAATGGCAGGGCCAGTGCTAACGGTGTAATCGTTAG